CCATTTGGTAAGTATAAATATTTGCCTCCCGTAAAATTGACACCTTTGTTTGCAGAATTATATACAGGATAATGTGAATCTGGGTTTACTCCATTATTACCACTACCACTATTATCTGCCCATTGAGTAATACTTGTTCCACTAAATGTAAAGTTATCTGATGATATAGCATCTAACCAAACTTTCATACCATTTATATTTTTAGGATTAAATTTATTAATTTGTGTAGTAGATACATATGTATTATTATTATATATATACAAATTTGAAATTTGTGCTAATGCAGGTGACCAACCATTTAATACAACATTTCTAGTATTAGTATTAATATCATAATTATCTAATGTAAATGCAAAATCATTATTATTTAAAAATGTAACTGGACCAACAAAATTAGTTAACCCTGTAAATCCAACATCAGTTGATATATAGAAATATACATATTCATTGATCAAATTAGTAAATATAAATGTAAATTGATTATCATTATTTACACTTTGTGATCCTATAAATGTAGTAGGGATTTCTAAATCTGGTTCTAATCCATAATAAAGATAGATATTTGGATAAGTTGTATTAAAATTATCTATAGTGGTATCAATTGTAATAGTATATGTTTCAGCTACATTTAAAATACCATAATTTCTATCAATACTTATTGATAAACTATTAAAATTAATTAATATTGGCGTTATATTAATAGTTATACCATTAATAGTCGTAGATAAATATAAATATTTATTATCAACATCAGTTAAGATAGGAATTTGTAAGAAATATTCACCAGAATTATATTGGATGTTTAAATTTGTTACATATGTTGGTGATGGGTCACTATTAGATATACCAATTGATAAATTAAAAGTAGTGATTTGATTGGTATATAATCCAATTATATTACTAATATTGTTCCAATTATGTAATAACAAATTATATGTTTGATTAGCTAGTAAATATACAGATGAATCAGTAATAATTAATGGTGATAAATTTTTTGCAACAATTGGTTTACTAATACTTGCATATGCTACATTACTACTATTAACTACATGAATATAATAAGTTCCTATTGTTGAAAATACATTATTAAATTTTACATAATAAATATTATTTAATTGATTGACAGTAAATGAACCAATTACATTTAATCCTGATGTGCTATTAGGTGTAGTATTATATCCTATATATACTGTAGAAACACTAGTTAATGTCCAATTTTCTAATAACACTGTAAATGATGTATTAATACCTAAATATGTATTTATTGTTAATATATTGGTCAATGCATTACTTGATGTTACATTCCATCTATTTGCTAGAATACCTTCTAATTTAAATCTAGTTACTTCATCTAATTGAATATTATAAACTAATACTTGATGAATATAACTATTTTGTAATAAACTATTAGAATCTCCTGATAAACCACCCAAAAAGAAATTAGTATTAAATGTATTTCCTGTAGTAATATTATTAGTTGTAGGAATCATTTGACCATTTACATATATAGAATCTGAATTCATGTTTTGAATACCATTTGATAATAATCCAGTTAATACTGCATTTAATTTAAATTGTTCACTTGATGTGGTATATGTAATTGACATTTGATTTAAATAATTTGTATTTTGTCTAATATTAAAATCATATGCAGGTGATCCAGTAATTGTATCAGATCCTAATATAGTTGGATAAGTTTTTCCATCAGTATTATTAATATATCCTATTGTAAATATACTGAATTTAGAAGTATTATCAAGAACTAACTGGTTAATACTAGTCGGTTCCATTGATGCATAATTAAATTTAACTCCAGATATACCTGTAGCAGAATTTGTTTGTAATATTGGGTTACCATATGAGGTAGTTAAGCTATTATTATTTCCAGACAAATCTGACCAAGTTAGTATATTAGATCCAGAAAATGTAAAATTATTATTACTACTGGCATCTAAATTTAATTGTAATCCTTCATATAATAAATTGTTATAATCTGTCATATTAGGTGCTACTGTTTTAAATGGGCTATTTGATGGTAATAAATTTTTTAAATCCCATTTATTTGCTAAATAACCTTCTAATAAAAGTCGGGTATTAGGTGATATCGCACTATTATAAACCATCATTTCAGCAATTGTGGCATTCATTGTAAAACTATCTGTTATATTACCCCCAATTGTCCAACCATTTGTATTATTGTAATATGCATTTGAATATGTTCCAGTATAAATATTAACTCCATTGAGATAAAACTTTGTAGTATTAGTAATGCTAGAAGCTATAACTGTATATATATTCCATCCAGCAGAAATAGATCCAACGTCTGTAATACTACTTGTAGTAAGACCAAATCTAGTATGTATATTACCATCTGTAAATGGGAAAAAGTCAGGATTAGATACATTACTAAATGGAGAACCACTTCCACTATTTAATACACCTATTGGTATGTAAATTAAAAATATTAATGTAACATCAGTTGCATTTAATAAGATATTTGTATTAGTAAAATTCATTACACTTGAATTAAATATCATCGTAGATAATCCACTCTTGTTTCCAATTGTAATGTTATTATAACTTGTATCTAATGTTGCATTATTACCATTATAAGATGAATCATTCCATTGAGTTATATTATTACTACTTAATGTATAACTACTGGTATTACTGGCATCCATCCATACTTGTAAACTATCAAATAATAATGGGGTAAATACAGGTGGAGAATATGATGAAAATGGGTGATATAATGGTAAATAGATTTCCATATTCCATTTGTAAGCTAAATATCCTTCGATTTGGTATTTTTGTAATTTAGTAATGGGTTGATTAAAGACTAGAACTTCACTGATATAACCATTAAATCCAGGAAGAAAATCTTGACGTGTTCCAATAAATAATTGACCAGAGTTATTTGTATCATTCCAAGATGTAAAATTATTATTTAAAATAGTATTAAATTGATTAGATTCTAAATAAATTTTATTAGTAGCATCCATATTAGCATAAAAAATACTAGATGTAGTATTTCCATTAATATTTAGTGGAGAAGTAAATAAATTATAAGAACTTCTGTCTCCTACTATTCTATAATTATTATACATTATATATGGATTTGCACCTCCAACTGTAGAACGACATATTAATGTTTCATATGTTCCTGGTGTCCCAACACTTTTATATACTACAAATATAGTCATTCCATAATCAAAGGTTGCTACTGGGATATTACATACATAACTATTACCAGTGCTTAATTGCACACTTGGTAAATTATTAATGCCATATTGCACATATGTAGGATTACCTTGGGCTGGTGTTGCATTATACCCATTACCACTCTTGTCCACCCAGGTGTTAACTTGGGCACTATTACTGGGTTGATTTACATAACCACCATTTATATTATTAGCATCTAACCATAATGTTAAACTACTGATACTAGTCGGATTAAAGATATAATTAGTATCTTTGGATAAAGTAGGAGTCAATACATTTAATGTATTTACTGTTATTTGAATTGTATTTTTACTAATTTGTATACTGTTATTAGTTCCAATTACATAAAAGTAAAAAGTTCCACCTGCAGGAATATTTACTAAGAAATTTACATAATATGTATTATAGGTATATTCAATATTAGTGGTAGTTAAAAATGTAGGATTAGAATCTGTTGCACTTGTAGAATAATAAATACCAACTTGACCTATTTGGAATATTGAACTCCATCCATTCAAATTTACACGTAAAGTAGAACCAGAATTAATAGTAGATGTTGGAGTAGATAATGTAATTAATGAACTTGCATTAGTAACAACAACTGGTGTTGAAATACTAAAGTTAATATTATTACTTGAATCAGTTAAATATATATAATAAGTATTTGCAGCTGGAAATTGAACTGAATATAGTAAAACATAATTGTTATTGGCATCTTGAGTTATAGTTACATTTGAAATTAAGGTTAAATTTGTTGGTGTAGAACTTTCCAAACTATATTTGACATAAAAATTAGTATATCCAGATCCAGGATTAAAATTTTGTAATAATATCTCGTAAAAAGTAACAAAACCTATATATGTATTTACTGGTGATGTAAATGAAACATTCAAATAAGAATATGGATGTGAACTAGGTAAAGATGTTTGCATATTCCATTTCCATGCAAGATATCCTTCGATTTGTTGTTGCTGGAGTATAGTTAATGTTCTATTATATATAATAATTTCAGCAATATCCCCAATAAATCCATTATTATTAGTATTTGCACCATTCATACCTATTGTAAGTTGAGTTCCTAAATCATTAAAATAACTTGCTGTAGTAGATGTAATTGAACTGCCATTTACATATTCTGTATAATTTAATGTAGAATCAGTATTAAAATAAAAGATATTATAATTAGAATTATTGCTAATATCAAATGACGATGTAATAGTTGATACAGTAGTTCCTGAACTATTACCAAAATCACGTGATGTATTATATATATTAATTGGATAAGGAAAATCATTTGTTGTTTGATTTCTATAGAATAAATTTACATTGGTTGTTGATGATGCAGTGTTTTTATATACAATAAATACAGATAATCCATTGTCAAAACTATGGGCAGGAATACTTGCAATTAATCCAGTATTATTTAAATAAATTGAATTTAGGTTAGAAATACCATTTGTAATATATTTTGCATTACCATTTATCGGTGATAAATTATATATAGATGTTCCAGTCTTA